CACTGCAGCAATTGTGGAATCTCTAAAAGATGAAATCGCAGATAAAACACGCACTTATTTTGCTCGTACTGCGCCCAAAGCTGCTATGGCTATGGTTGGCGCTCTATATGATCCTACTGAATTAGGTATCAAAGAAAAGATGGTAGCAGCAAAAGACTTGCTAGATCGTGCAGGACTTGGTAAAGTAGATAAAGTAGATGTATCGTCCTCTGGGGGCGGTATATTTTATTTGCCACCAAAAGAAGGTACGAACGAATAAGTAAAGCGTTAGTAATACCAGAGAGGGAGTTAGGCTTTTGGCAGTTGCCTCTCCCTCCCAAGAAACACAACAAAGAATGGCACACAATAGTTCGGGTAACAAAGAAGATACCGTGGGGCTATGAACTGCACCCTGAGAATGACAGGCTGCTTGTACCAATTGAACATGAACTTGAAGCGTTAGAGCTTGCAAAACGACATCTTAAACAGTATAGTTACAGAGCAGTAGCACAGTGGCTAAGTAAAGAAACAGGCCGATCTATATCACATATGGGCCTAAAAAAGAGAATCGAAGTTGAGCAAAGACGTAGGAAAGTCCTTACAATTAAACGCAAGTTTGCCAAGTGGCTCCAAGAAACCCTTGAGGAAATCGAAAAACTCGAAAGCCAAGGGGTCGGGGCATACTCAGAGTCCAGAGAAGACAGTTGAAGCAGTTGTCACCCCTCAGACAGAAACTGTTCCTGCACAAGTTACTGCTCCTGAGTATGATGTGGATGTTGCACAGGAGATTGTATTCAAGCCAAACCCCGGCCCCCAAACCCAGTTCCTAAGTTCATCAGAACGTGAGGTACTTTATGGTGGGGCCGCTGGCGGTGGAAAAAGTTATGCAATGCTAGCTGATCCACTACATGGCTTGAATGACCCTAATTTTAGTGGCTTGCTTGTACGGCATACCACTGAAGAGTTAAGGGAACTCATACAAAAATCTCAGGAGTTATACCCTCGTGCTGTACCTGGAATTAAGTGGAGTGAGAGAAAGTCTCAATGGACTAGCCCAAAGGGTGGACGCTTATGGATGTCATATCTTGATAAAGATACAGATGTCACGAGATACCAAGGTCAGGCTTTTAACTGGATTGGATTTGACGAACTTACTCAATGGTCTACACCTTACGCTTGGGATTATATGAGATCACGTTTGCGTAGCTCAGCACACCACTTAGGTTTGTACATGAGAGCTACAACCAACCCCGGCGGTGCGGGACACCAGTGGGTTAAAAAGATGTTCATTGACCCAGCGCCATCAGGTAAACCTTTTTGGGCTACAAACATAGAAACAGGGGATACCATTAGGTTTCCAGACGGACACAGTAAAGCGGGACAACCTTTATTTAAGCGTAGGTTCATACCTGCATCCTTATTTGATAATCCCTACCTAGCAGATGCAGGTGACTATGAAGCAATGCTACTGTCACTACCAGAGCATCAACGCAAGCAACTATTAGAAGGTAATTGGGACGTAAATGAAGGAGCAGCTTTCCCTGAGTTTGACAGATCAAAACATGTCGTGGAAGCTTTTGACATTCCCCGATCTTGGGTTAAGTTTAGAGCTTGCGACTACGGCTACGGCTCTTACACAGGAGTTATATGGTTTGCTGTCGCACCCGACGAGCAACTCATTGTTTACAGAGAACTATATTGTTCTAAGGTTACTGCTACAGATTTAGCAGATATGATTTTAGAGCTAGAAAAAGATGATGGTGGAATGAGATACGGTGTGCTTGATTCCTCTTTGTGGCACAACCGTGGCGACACGGGACCATCGCTTGCAGAACAAATGATTATGAAGGGCTGTCGATGGAGGCCATCAGATCGTTCTCGCGGTTCTCGTGTCGCAGGTAAAAACGAACTACATAGAAGGTTGCAGGTAGACGAGTTTACTGAAAAGCCTAGATTAGTATTTATGGATAACTGCATTAATACAATAACGCAGATACCTAGTATACCACTAGATAAGAAAAATCCAGAAGATGTAGATACTAATGCTGAAGATCATTTGTATGACGCACTACGTTATGGTATAATGACACGTCCACGTAGTAATATATGGGACTTTAACCCAGCAACACAACGCACTGGTTTTCAAGCCAGTGACACAACATTCGGGTATTGAGAATGGCAGAACAAGAAGAGATGTTTGAAACAGACGAGATCGTAGCTGCAGAAGACGGTGAAGACTCTATTTTTGAACACAAGTCAGGCGTTGTTGGGTTTGTACAAGATCGCTACAAACGTGCAGAAGATGCTAGATATGCTGACGAAGAACGCTGGTTACGTGCTTATCGTAACTATCGTGGTCTTTACAGTTCAGACGTACAATTTACAGACACAGAAAAATCACGTGTGTTTGTAAAGGTAACCAAAACAAAAACACTAGCAGCATATGGGCAAATTGTAGATGTACTATTTGGTAACAATCGCTTTCCTCTTTCTGTTAACCCCTCTGTTTTACCTGATGGCGTTGCTGAGTCAGTACACATAAACGTAGACCCTAACGCAGCACAGGCAGGTCAATCATTAAACGCTGTAACTTCAGATGCCCCAGCGCAGCCATACTTACTAGATGGTACAAAAGGGCAGCTACAACCAGGTGAGACTCTTATTGATCTACAACGCCGCCTAGGACCAGAGCAGAACAAGTTACAAGCTGTTTCTGATAAGATTGTTGAGGGTGACGGTACTACACCTAGCACAGTGACATTCCATCCCGCTATGGTAGCAGCTAAGAAGATGGAAAAGAAAATACACGATCAGCTACAAGAGAGTGGTGCTAATACACATCTACGCTCTATGGCGTTTGAGATGGCTCTTCTAGGCACAGGTGTTATGAAGGGGCCGTTTGCTGTAGACAAAGAATACCCTAACTGGAATGAAGAGGGTGAATACGAACCTCTTATTAAAACAGTACCAGAATGTAGCCATGTAAGCGTATGGGATTTCTATCCAGACCCTGAAGCTAAGTCTATGCAGGACGCAGAGTATGTAGTAGAGCGTCACAAGATGTCACGCACACAACTACGCGCTTTGAAGAATCGTCCATACTTTATGGATGACGCAGTAGATATGGCAGTGGCCAAAGGTCCAGACTACGTACAAAAGTCTTGGGAAATGGTTATGGAAGACGATGACACACAGCCTACATCTGAGCGCTGGGAAGTGTTGGAGTTTTGGGGTTATGTAGACGTTGATCTTTTAGAAGAAGCAGGGGTTAATATTCCTAAAGAGCTAAAAGACCTAGATGAAGTAAACTGCAACGTTTGGACATGTAATGGTGAAGTACTACGCTTTGTATTAAATCCATTCAAACCTACACGCATCCCTTACTACGCAACACCATATGAGCATAACCCGTATAGCTTCTTTGGTGTAGGTATTGCAGAGAACATGGATGATACGCAAACATTGATGAATGGTTTTATGCGTATGGCTATTGACAATGCTGCACTATCTGGTAATCTAATTATAGAAGTAGATGAAACCAACCTTGTACCGGGGCAAGACCTAAGTGTCTATCCTGGCAAGGTTTTTCGTCGTCAAGGTGGCGCACCAGGACAGGCCATTTTTGGCACCAAGTTCCCGAATGTTGCACAGGAAAACATGCAACTCTTTGACAAGGCAAGGGTGTTAGCTGATGAAAGCACTGGATTTCCTAGCTTTGCTCATGGTCAAACTGGCGTGTCGGGCGTTGGTCGTACAGCTTCAGGTATTAGTATGCTTATGTCTGCTGCTAACGGTTCTATCCGTACAGTAGTTAAGAATGTAGATGATTATCTGATTCGCCCACTTGGTAAAGCATTTTTCTCATTCAATATGCAGTTTGATTTTGATGAATCACTACGTGGTGATCTAGAGGTTAATGCATCTGGTACAGAAAGCTTGATGGCTAACGAAGTACGTTCCCAGCGCCTAATGCAATTCTTACAGGTAGCACAGAATCCAGTTCTTGCACCCTTTGCTAAAATGGATTATATTATCCGTGAGATTGCTAAGAGTATGGACCTTGACCCAGATAAGGTTACTAACTCTATGCAGGACGCAGCAATCCAAGCAGAAATACTCAAGGGCTTCCAAGCACCACAACCTACGCCTGAGGCTATGGGAGAAGGTGTACAGGGTGTCCAAGATACTACTGGTGGCGGTGGCGCACAGATGGGCATAGGTACAGCACCGACACCGGGCGAACAAGGATTTACAGGTAATGAGCAACCTCAAGCCGTTGGTCAATAATAAAGAACTCTATGAAGCATTTCTTAAACATGTGGATGATTTAATTCATTTACAGCACAAACAAATGGAGCAGGCTACTGAGCCTGTGGTATTCTACAGAGCGCAGGGTGCTATCACTACTCTGCGTAAGCTAAAGTTACTAAGGGAACAGGTAAACGATGGATCAAAGCCCTAAGCCTAAACTTCGCCCAAAGCTTCGCTTATCATACGAT